GCCATTATGTTATCTCCAAGTAGCTTACTAAGGCCGACATTGATGTATTGCCTAGCAATGCACCCGGCGATGTATCTTGAGGTGTGCCAATTGCATAGATTTTTTCACCTTCAGATAAAATAATCTTTTCACTATCAAATGTAAAAGTCTCGCCTGCTTGTAATTCTAAACCATTAATTACTCTATTTGCATCGCTTGCTACTGCACCATCTTGTAATAAATGTAAATCAAAAGAAGTTTTACCAATCTGATCATTAGTTGGATCAACGGCAAATGTATTACAAATTATAATTGTTGTTATAGCCCAATTTTCACTAGAAGGTACAGTAACTAAATCTGTTCCTGTTGTTTCAATAAAGCTGCTCTCGATTGCCATTCTTAATCCTTAAAAAATCATACTATAAACAAGTGTTCTGTTATTACTTATAATTTCATCTCTCACTGTATCTTCATGAACGAAATAAAGTCCTGTACCTCCCAAGCCTCTATCACTTACATAAAGTCTTGATCCATTAGTTGGAATAATAGGTTGCAAACTTGGATCATCTAGTGTAGATTGTTTGCTAATTTCTAAAACATCTCTTACACTAACAGTGCCTGTGCCGGGCGCACTTAAAATAAGATCTTCATTACTTGATGTAGTTTCAATCCTTGTATCAAATAAACGTAAATTATTAAGTTCTATTCTATCATTGTAAAACTCAGCAACAACTTTATCATCTACTCCAATTCTTACAATACTCGGAGTACCTGTTAATTCTCTGTCTTGTGTTTCAACAAATGTTTTTGTTAATACACCTTCTTCAATTCTGTCTTGGAAAACTCCTGCAAAATAACTATCAACATAATCGATAATTGATTTAGAATTTGGAACACTATCGTCATCTCTAGCTCCCAATGTAACATCAATACTATTTGCAACAGGATCATCATAATGAAATACTTGCTCTTCATAATTATATGCAGGATCAACTTTTACAGTATATGCTCCACTTGTAAATAAATTTAAAGCTTGGCCTTTTGTGTCAATATAATTTGTAACTAAACCTACACTAAATCTTCCGCCGCTTTCAGTTAGTTGAAATAATCCATCAACTGCACCTGGAGTTAATCTATCATCTAAATTTTCATTAAAAAGAATTTGTGCGTTACTAAACACACCTCTATCTATCTCAATACCAGCAGTATTAAGAGTAATTCCTGTACCAGTTTCGCCTTCGTTTAATAGGATAATATTGTCATCAACTGTTAGTTCGGTTGAATTAACAGTGGTAGTTGTACCATTAACTGTTAGATCCCCTGTAATTACTACTTCGCCAGTTTCGGTACCAGTGTCTAAAGTTATTCTGCCGCCGTCTTGAACTTCAAGTTTATAATCACCGTATGGAATTCTTAAATATTTTGACATTATGTTGTCCTAAGTAAAATAATGTTTTCAGTAGAATCATGCTCTAGACTCCACTTATAATCGATATTTTTAAAATCAATCATTATATCATTTATAATTTTTTTTATAAAAACAAAACTACATATTCTCAAACAAAATGCTTTTATCGACATTTCATTTTCGTTTAAATCATCAGTTGTTTTTTCAACTAACATACATATACCAATGTTTCCATTATCGTCTGCGACCTCAAATGTATTTTCAGAAAGTTGTGCTAAGACTGCACCGTGAGGTGTTGCCTTAGCACTTCCGATCTTTACTGAAACTACTAAGTTTTTTAGATTTTCTAATAAATCCCAAAAAACATTTATCGGTCGTCCCATTAAGTTAGTCCTTATGCGTCTTCTGCGAAGTCGTCATCAGTTACTGATGCTGCATCATCTGTTTCACCAGCTTCTTCAACTTGTGCTGCACCATCTGCTAGGTCAGCTACAAAGTTCCAAGGAACACTTTTGCCGTCATACAAGTTTGTGCCTGTTGCACTTGGTGCTGATAATGTTGCTTTACGTCCAGCAATTTTGCTTGCTAGATAAGTTTCACCGTCATCCATTTTAAATGAAATTGACATTTCACCTGCTTCTAAGTTAGCTGGTAGATCGTCCCATACTAATGTACAAGTATATTCAGTATCACTTGCACCTAATGGAGCAACTACAAACTTCTTGCTGCCTTTTTGACGAACAATATGTCCTTCTTCAACTGCTGTATTATCAGTATTGTAAAAATTTACTTTGATTTCGTTGCCTGTCGCTGTCGGCTCTCCAAAAAATCTTTTGTTTAGTGGTCTTCCCATTTTTTTCTCCTATAAAAAGTAGTCCTATGCCCGTTCTATGAGCTACGCTGCGGGTACAGCATAAGTCCGCCTTGCGGCACACTATCTGACATATGTATTTATCACAAACAAAAAAAGCCCGACACAGTTAAGTATCGAGCTTTTTAATAATAAGGGTGATAGGTTGGACTTTGAGAATACCAACAACCTCCTAGTAGCTCTCGCCATATTCGGAGGAGCCTAGCATCGGATAGTTACTTCCAAAAACATATCTTTGTATCTCTACAATCATATGTTGCCACTACAGCTACTAGCCAAGTTGTGTCACTACGCAACACCGTTCCTTGCACTATCTAATCTAAACCGTCGTCTAGCTTATGTACTTAATATAACATCATTACAAACATTGTCAAGTCTTTTTTTAAAAAAATTTAAGAAAAAGTTAATTGCATAAGTGTTTGATCTAATTTACCAAAATTATATAAATGAATAGGATTGTTTCTAAGAGCATTTACAAATTTTACAGTATTAAATCCAGTTGTATTAATGTAAGCAAGGCCTCTTAAATTTCCTATTGCATATGCTACACTATCTAAAACTCCGCAAAGTTTTGCATACTTGTATAAGCCTTCTAATGTACAGTTTGTTGCTACACCGACTCGTGTTTTTGTTTCCCATGTATTCAACATTCTTGGATTAAAACACAATTGACTTATGCCACCTTTGAAGTGCATGTACTTTGTATTCTCTACTAATGCATACTCTTCACTTTGGGGATATACTCCGCAATACATATCAAAACCGTAATCTTCAATATGCTTTTTAACATCGTATGCTGTTTGATAAACTTTACCTTGATACGTGCTACCGCCTATAAGCAAAACTTTATCGACTCCTGCTTTACGCATTGCAATACAGTTTTCGTGTAATTCACTTTCACTTTGCAAGTTACGTGCGCCTATGTGTGCAACTGCCTTAGCAGCACCTGCTTGATCATTTAATCTAATAGCTGCGTCTTTAACAATGCTAAGATCAGTTTTAGGCAAATGAGTAATGCTTACACTTGAAGCAGTATCAATTGCGTATTGACTTAATTTTTGTTTAGGGGTTTTTTCTACACTTATGTCCATGTAGTACTTATCAGTAAAACAGGCCCCGAAGGGCCTGTTAATGGTTTAATCATTAAACTATCTCTTACGAGAAGCTTACGTTGCCGTCTGTGATTGCAACGTTTGTTAAGTAATCCGCTGCGTTACCTAGTGACGAAGCTGTGTTTGATAGCTCAACATATCCATAACGTGTCATGAATGATACTGTTGGCTCAAAGCTTGTCGGATCTAGAACAACACCTGAACTCATTAGCGGGATGTATGGGCAATAGAATGCCGCTGCATCTGATTCACTCGAACCTTTATAGCCAACTAGTACTGATGTGCCGTCACCTGCATATGTATCTACATATACTTTCATTGCGTTGTTAAGAGTACCAACAAACTTAGTGTTTGTAGGTGCTTCAAAAGAACCCTCTGTTGTACGTGCAAATGCACTTGTAGTTGCAGACTGTAGGATAGTTAGCGCAAATGGGCTTACTACCGCAAAGTTACCTGCACCACGACGTGTGCGTTGCGCAATTAGGTTTGCTGCACGGTTGATTTGAACTGCAAGTGCTGCATGTTCGTCACCAACAAATGTAGCTGTACCTGATACTGCTGCTTGGTCATAAGTTTCAACTGCTGCGCCACCCAATGTGCGTAGTGAAGCAAGAACTTCTTGATCGATTTCTGCAGTAATCTCTTGAGCAAGTGCTGCCATGATTTCTGCTTCTACATCGATACCGTGTTGCGACTGAGCATCTTGAGCTGCTTCAAAGGTCCAACGTGCGCTTAGTTTGCGTGTTTTCGCTTCAACAGTCTGTTTCAAGATCTGAATGCTTAGTCTGTTACCAGCTGAACCTTCTAGTCCTGCTGTTGCTGCTGCTTTTGCAGTTGTAGTATCACCTGAATATGCTTCAGCAATTTTGAATGGGCTTAGAGCCTCTTCGCCTGCTGTTGCACCTGAGGCGCCTGTACCTGCTGTGTCCGAATAACGAACACGTAGTGTGTGGATCTGACCCACTGGACCAGTCATTGGCTGTACGCCGACTAGTTCGTTTGCGATGACTGTTGGCATTACACGACGAATAACTGGTAAAATAACTCTGTTAAGAGTTGCGACATTACCGGCAGAAGTAGCACCAGCTGTTGCAGTTTCACTCAAATACCTACGGGTATTTTCTAGTGTTGCTGCCATAACTGACTTTTTGTTGCCTTGTAGGCCTTCAAGAAGTGCTGTCTTCGTGTCCTGCCAGCGACTTTCGAGTAGTTCTGACATTATTATCTCCTTATTATAATCCAGCTAGACGACGAATGTCTAATACATTTCCGTCATCTACCTTACTACTAACGTTAGTTTGTGAATTTGTTTCACGGTTGCCTGTAACTT